GTAGACGGTAGAAATTTAGCGACAGATGGCACTAAACTTGATGGGGTGGCATCGAGTGCAGATGTTACAGCTACAGCATTGCCTAGCGCATTGACAGGGCTTTCTACAATAACAAGTTTATCGGGTTCTGATATTATACCAGTATATGATGGCACTGCTACAACGTGGAAAAAAGCGACAATTACTAATGCTTCATTACAAGGACCAACTGGTAGCACAGGGCCAACTGGACCTACGGGGCCATCAGGTAGCGATGGCAGTAACGGAGCTACTGGACCCACAGGACCGACTGGGCCATCAGGCTCAAATGGTTCTAATGGAAGCACTGGACCGACTGGGCCGACTGGCCCGACAGGACCAACTGGAGCGCGTGGGCCTACTGGGCCGACAGGATCGCGTGGGCCAACTGGCCCATCGGGAACGCCAAGCACAAGTTGGAACGCTGTTGGCTCATATGCGCTTCTTTATAGTAGTGCTCATGGCAATCGTTTGCCAAGTAATACACTTAGTGCAGGTTACTTATACCCTGCAAATACTTACGAATATGTTGGTACTTCTACGGGTTACAAAAACTCAAACCAACCAAGCGGTTCTTGGCGATGTATGGGTAACAACGGTTGGCGTAACGGAACGGCTTATTTAAGCCGCCAAGATTTTAGTGTTACAGTATGGGTGAGGTACGCTTAAAATGTCAATTCCAATTACAGAATATAGAAATGCTAAAGTTATGAGTGCAGACGGAAGTCTTGTCGATGTAGAAATAAATCACCCAGAAGCAGGGTGGATAGGCTACTTACTTGATACAGCCGATACCGATATGACTATTGATAATGATGCGCTTTTAGCTCTCATTGGTGATGATAAAGTGGCTTACGTTGCTCCTACAGCCGAAGAGTTAGTCGCTGCAAAAGAAGAAGAAGTAAGAAGAGATCGTAATTTTCAATTAGCTATAATGGACCAAACGGTTGCAAACCCAATGCGTTGGGCGGCAATGTCAACAGAAAAACAAAATGAATGGACAGCGTATCGTCAGGCGTTACTGGATGTTCCGCAACAATCGGGATTTCCAGATACAGTAACTTGGCCTGAGATACCTAGTGAATAATGGACATTAAAGAATTTGATTTAGTAGGCACAAAGGCCTTTCAAATAGATAACTTTTACGATGATGCAGGGTTTATTATGGACATGATTTTGTCTGGCCCACCAAATCAAACTGTTACAAATCATCCGTTAAACGGTGATGAATTTTTTGATTTACGGCATCACAGAGAGGAGCCAACGCTAAAAAAGTATAGTGACCAATTAGCAGGGCTAATAGATGGTGAATATGTAGCGTATACGGAAAATAATGTTGATGTTTTAGACACCAATTTTATGCGATGGAAAAAATCAGACTTTAATAATTACGAAGAAAATTACTGGTTTCCACATATAGACGCAAGTTGGGTTTGTTTGGTTTATCTTAATGAAGGGGAGACAAACGGAACTAATATTTATGAAGATAAGCATGGCAGCATATACAAATACGGAAATGGACTAACAGAAGCTGAACGCCATCCTTGGAAGCCAAAAGCAGATTTTGAAATAATTGATTATTTAGCTCCAAAATTTAACAGAGGCTTTTTATTTGAAGCATCTAAAATACCGCATGGTGCAGCGGTAAATGATGAAACTTTTTTTTATTCTGAGGAGCAAAAAGACTATCACAAGCACAGATTAAACCAAGCTTTATTTTTTTTCCCTAAAGGTAATCTATGACGCAAGTTAGGCAAAATTGGCAATGCTTTTCAAAAAATCTAGCAGAAGATGTAATTGAAAATATTATAAATCTGGCAGGGGAAACAGAAAAAGCATCTACATTTAATGACGGTGACGAAGATGTGCGCTCAAGTCGCGTTAGTTGGTTGACCCACCATGATTGGGTAAGAACTGTTTTGTTTCATTATGCTAATTTGGCAAATCAAAGTGCTTTTCACGTTAATTTATACAATAAAGCAGATATTCAATTTACTGAGTATCATGCTTCAGAAAATGGTCATTACGATTGGCATCACGATATTGATTGGAATAATGCAAACGGTTTAGATAGAAAATTGTCTGTGACTGTTCAGCTAAGTGACCCAAGCGAATACGATGGCGGTGATTTTCTTTTTGATGAAACAGAAAACCCAAGTTCAGAAATATCAAAACCTAAAGGAACAATATTAGTTTTTCCTAGTTATTTAAGACATACAGTTACTCCTGTTACTAGTGGTGTAAGAAAATCTTTAGTAGCATGGTTTCAAGGGCCAAAGTGGCAATAGAAAGGTTTAAATTATGACAGGTTTTGCTCCTTTAGCCGCAACATCATTGGGCCAATCAAGCACTAATGCTAATTATCAAATGCAAGTCTCAAGTGGTACGTTTACCTTATCTATGCAAGGTGCGGCTTTACTTATCGCAGACATTTTTCCTTATGGTATATTTTCATACACTGGTCACGCTGTTGGCTTAACTGCTCAAAGACCTCTTAGCGTAGACACTGGAACTTTTGCCCTCACTGGTCAAAATGTAGATTTAGATTACGGCTTTGGTATAATTGCCGATAACGGAGCTTTTACCTACACAGGTCACAATGTTGTTTTAGATGTTGGTTTTGGGGTTGCAGCTGAAAGTGGCTCTTTTGCCTTAACTGGTCAAAGCTTTGATTTCACAAAGCAGATGAATATGTCAGCGGAAACTGGCGTTTTTACATATACTGGACAAGATGCTTTCAAAGGTGTTGGTGAAGCCTTTGCCGTTGGAACTTTTACCTATACTGGTCATGCTGTTGATATGACTGTGCAAAGACATTTTGATATAGACGCAGGATCATACTCTTACAGCTTTAACAATTTTAAAATTAGAGGGTGGCTGACGCCAGTAGTCTCCACTGAAATATGGACGGATGCAGCCTAATATGTTACTTTTAAATAACATAAAAACATTAACATTAACTCCTGGATACAACCTACTGAAAGTAAAGGAAAAAACATGGCTATTAGCATAACTAAGCCAACGATCGGCGGTTCAGAGGGGACATGGGGAAATCAGATTAATACGGGATTAGATGTTTTAACAGACGCCCTTAATGGTACATCAGGGACGGTAGCCCCTAATTTAACAAAGTTAACTATTAACGGAGTAGACGTTGCAACTTCAGCCTCAGATTTAACAAATGCCATTTCTGGTTTTGTTTTAGAAGATGGTGACGGAACCGAGGTAACTATTGCCGGAGGCCAAGAGGTTAAATTTGTTGAGGGTGGCGGCATTGACATTGATTGGAGCGATACATCTACAGGCTCCGACGCAGATCCATACGACCTTACTTTTACCCTTAATAGCGATATGCGTAAAAGCGGAAATGTTGACGTATACACTGGCAATACCTCTGATTATGTATTTTACGATGCAGATGTTGGTATGCGTTTTTATACAGCCGGATCTGAAGATATGAGATTAACAGATGGCGGTGATTTGCACGTTGATGGAAATATAACTGCTTACTCCACAACGGTTTCAGATCAACGTTTAAAGCATGACATTAACAAAATTGAAAATGCTTTGGATAAGGTGTCTCAAATAAATGGTTATACTTTTACCTACAATGAAGATGGTAAGCACAGTGCAGGGGTTATGGCGCAGGAAATTGAAAGTGTTTTGCCTTCGGCTGTAGAAAATAAAAAATTAGTTTTTAGTGGTCAGGAAGGTGTTGAGTATAAGACGGTTCAATATGACCAAATACATGGCTTGCTAATCGAAGCAATAAAGGAATTAAAAGCTGAAATTGAGGAACTAAAAAATGCCTCTGCCTAGTAGTGGTAATCCAATAAGTTTAAATCAAATTCACGTTGAGGCAGGTGGCTCTAGTGGTTCGCAAGCGGCATTAAATGATGCTGACATAAGAGCTATGATTGGCAAGGCTTCTGGTGCATCTAATGCTTTTAATGAATATTTTGGAATAACAAATTCTGCACCAACTGCAACATATATTGGTAGACTTTTAACAACTGGAAATGGGTTTCCAAATGGTGCTTTAACTTTTAATTCTGGTACAAAAGTCGTTGTTGTAACTCTTCAATTAGCAGGGCCAAGTAATACATTTGTTAACTTCGGCTCAACAGCTATGACGCAAGCTTGTAAGATAGATAATGCTGCAAGTGGTGGGGTTTGGGCGGCGGCTCCTACTTCTGCCGTTTATTGGCTACAAACCTCTACGTCTGGCAGTGTAAGCATATCTGGCAATGGTGGTAGTGGTAGATCAGTTTTACACGCTTGGGAAATTACTGGTTACAATAGTGCTACACCGCACTCTACAGCAACAGCGCAAAATACAAATACGTCAAGTTTTTCAAAAACTATTTCTTTATCAACAAAATATAATGGTTGTACAATTGGTTCGGGTGTGACGGAAGATACTAACCCTGCTGGTTCGGTTACTGTAAGTAATTCCGATAGTTTGCAGCAAATAGATTTAGAAAGCGCTACTAATCACTACAGTTGGAGAGACCAAGGAACAGCCGAAGGAACTACTAATTATAATTGTGACCAAAACAACCCTGCGTCTAACATTGTGTCAGGGTCAACAATTCAACAATTAGCCGCCGCACATTGGAAGTAATATGCCACTTGTACCACTAGATTTAAAAGCAGGATTTTATCGAAACGGCACAGAATTAGACGCATCGAACAGATGGCGTGACGGCAGTTTGGTAAGGTGGCGTGATGGTTCTTTGCGTCCTATTGGCGGTTGGCAAAACTTTAAAAAAGGTTTTTGCACTAATCCAATTCGAGGCGCACACGCTTGGGAAAGTAACAATGGAACAGCTTACTTTGCGGCAGGAAGCCACAACGAATTAACTGCAATGACAGGCGCAGGAGTAACCTACGATATAACCCCAACATCGATGACAACTGGACGGGAAGACGCAGGGCTTAATTTAGGTTTTGGTGGTGGATTTTATGGTACTGGTTATTTTGGAACACAACGCCCTGCTACTGGAACTTATTCTGAGGCGTCGTCGTGGAGCCTTTCAAACTACGGACAGTATTTGGTCGGAGTTCATTTTGACACCGGAACTTTAGTCGAGTGGCAGCTTGGATCTTCAGCCGTAGCTGCCCCAGTAGCTAACGCACCAACTAACAATCTTGGCTTAGTTGTTACCGAGGAGCGCTTTATATTTTTACTAGGAGCCGGTGGTGACCCTCGCTCTATCAGGTGGTGTGATTTTGAAGACAACACGCTGTGGACCGCCGCAACGACAAACCAAGCCGGTTCTCAAATCCTGAGCGATGTGGGCCAGATCATGCAGGGCATCAAGACAAGAGGCCAGACTTTAATCATAACCGACACCTCAGCATTTACAGCAAGGTACGTCGGTCCCCCGTATATTTATCAATTCGACCGTTCTGGCGCAGCTTGTGGAGCCGTTTCTAGAATGAGTGCAGTCGATACCGACATGGGCGCATTTTGGATGGGTCAGAAGGGCTTTTTTACGTTCGATGGTAATAGCGTTAAAGAGCTTCCATGTGAGGTTCACGATTATATTTTCGACGATATAAACGTAAACCAACAGTCAAAAATTTGGGGGTTTAGTAATACAGAATTTAGCGAAGTCTGGTGGTTTTATCCCTCTGCAAATAGTCTAGAGATAGACAGATACGTTGCATACGATTTACTAGAGGGTCACTGGCTTATAGGAAACTTATCAAGAACTGGTGGAGTTTCTAGAGGCGTATTTAGAACTCCTGTTTTAAGTGGAGAATATTCTGAAACAATTACTTACAATGTAACTGTGGCTGCAAGTGGTGGTGGCAATAAGTATTTTATATCAGACTACTCTGGAGCGGCTCCTACGATAACTTTGAAAAAAGGTAATACATATATATTTGACCAGAGTGCAGCTAGTAACGCCACTCACCCACTACAGTTTTCCACAACATCTGATGGGACGCATGGCGGTGGGTCAGCTTATTCCACGGGAGTTTCTGTAGTTGGAACGGCGGGTTCAGCCGGTAGCTATGTTCAGATAGTTGTCTCAGATAGCACACCGTCAACGTTATATTTTTACTGTGTTAACCACTCAGGGATGGGTTCTACTGCAAATGTTATTGAGCCGGTTGGCGTTTTCAACCACGAACAGGGTTTAAATTATGACTCAGGATCAATATTTTGCGAGACGGGACCAATTTCGCTCGGAAAAGGTGATTTGGTTTCTAGGGTCACCGATGTAATCGCCGATGAGAAAACACAGGGTGATGTAGATTTAAAATTTAAAACTAG